TAACTGATTCACAAAAGGCTAAGGCAAAGGCTCGCGCTAAAGCGGCAGGACGTCCTTATCCTAATCTCGTAGATAACGCTTGGGCGTCAAAACAGAAGTGAGGTAAGAAGTGCCGACATACGGTGTAGCAGGTTCAACTTATGTGGACGAACTTAATCGTCTTGCCAATGGCGGCGCTTCCTATCCTGCTCGGATTAACTATCTGGATGCAGGTTCAGCAGCCAGAGCCTGGGCAGCAGCACGTAGCGTGAGCCTAACTGTCACTGACGTGACAGGGGTTCTTAACCAGATTGCAGGACTTACTCGCGGCAACTGGCGTGACCTTGCTGGAGTCTGTAACTACATTGCCGGAACATCTGGACTTGACCCAGTAGCAGCGCTGCGAGAGGTGGCTTCGTGAGCGCAGCCTATAACCTATCCTGCGAACAGGCAGCCACATTTAATTTTCAGTTCACGATTGCTAATAACAGCACACCGTGGAACTTGACCGGATATACAGCAACGATGACGGTACGTCCGTATGCTGGTGCTAGTACGACCACTATTGTCTGTTCTACGACAAATGGCCGTATTGTCCTAGATGCCCTGAATGGTCGGGCTACTGTAACGATAAGCGCTGCGCTAACAGCAGACTTCACTCCGGGTCGTTATGTCTATGATTTTGTTTTTAACTCTGGCTCAGTAGTAACCCGCGTCCTTGAAGGAGTCTTCGTGGTGATAGCAGGTGTGACGGTATGAGCGAAACAATAATTGTTGTCGAGTCCATTACCCCGCAAGTATCCGTAACCTTCTCAGCAGACCAAGGACCTCAAGGTCCTGGCGGCGCTACTGGCCCTACCGGACCCACTGGCCCTGCAGGTGCTACTGGACCTCAAGGCGCCACGGGCGCTACCGGACCGCAAGGCAATACAGGTATTCAAGGAGCGACCGGCCCAACGGGTGCTACAGGCCCTGTGGGAGCCACAGGAGCCACAGGAGCCACTGGTCCTACTGGGGCTACGGGACCCGTAGGTTTGACAGGTCCTACGGGCGCTACAGGGGCTACAGGACCTACCGGTCCAACGGGTGCAGTAGGTCCTACAGGACCCACCGGTGCAACGGGTGTTACTGGCGCAACTGGCGCTACTGGGCCAACCGGTCCGACTGGACCACAGGGTATTCAAGGCGATACGGGAGCAACCGGACCTACCGGTCCTACGGGACCAACCGGACCTTCGGGACCTTCCGGACCAACCGGTGCAGCATCTACCGTATCAGGACCAACAGGACCTTCCGGACCATCCGGACCTGCCGGTCCTTCTGGCGCTGACTCTACTGTTCCTGGACCGACGGGTCCAACGGGACCTTCCGGTCCTGATGGCCCTACCGGCCCAACAGGTTCTGTAGGACCTTCAGGTTTACCAGGTCCGTCTGGTGCTAATGGCAACACAGTTTTAAGTGGCCCCGGTATTCCATCACCATTGTTCGGTGTTACTGGAGATTTCTGGATTAACACTACAGCCAATGTTATTTACGGGCCTAAAGCACCGCTTGGCTGGCCACCTTCTGGTACAAGTCTTGTAGGTCCTTCTGGTGCATCAGGTGTCAATGGCGCAACCGGACCAACGGGACCGACAGGGCCTACTGGCCCTGATGGTGCTAGTGGTATGTCAGGTCCGACAGGACCTACCGGCCCTTCGGCTGTGGAGTTCACTCCTACTGCGCCAACAAATACAGCAGTTCTCTGGGTAGATACTGATGACCCAGGCGATGCAGTAATTCCTGTTGGTGGAACTACCGGACAGGCTCTCGTCAAAGTATCCAACTCAGATTACGATACTGGCTGGACAACAATAACTTCATACTCAGCACCAACTCTTGGTTCCACGACACTTACCTCTGGTTCTACTGTAACCACAATCAACGGTATGACAGATATAGTGCTTAATGGCCCAGGAAGCATCAAAGATGAATTAACTTTAATCCTTATGGGAGCACTCTAAGAAAGGTGTAGTAACTAATGGCTACAACAACCAAAGCACTATTTCGAGGTGCTGCTACAACAACGGTAGGAACTACTTTGTACACAGTTCCGGCATCAACCACTACGGTAGTTTCCAATATCGCCGTAACCAACACGGCAGGAACAGCAGGAACATTTACTCTAGGATTGGCTGGCACTTCACTTCATACCACGACTGCCATCGCTGCCAATACGACTGTGTATATAGACTTAAAGCAGGTTCTTGCAACCACAAATACTATTACTGGTGGAGCATCCGCTACAACAATCAATTTTCATATTTCAGGCGTGGAGGTTTCATAATATGGGTATTGCACAATTTCCTGCCGCCGGTGGAGGGGTGACTCAAAAGGTTCAAGAATTCCTTAGCACCGGAACTTTCACTGTCCCGTCTAACTGCACTGCCGTGGAGGTATTTCTCGTAGCGGGTGGTGGCGGTGGTGGTGGAGCAGCCAATTCAATGTGTGCCGGTGGAGGTGGCGGTGGAGGGGTCCTAAAAAGAACTCTCACTGTAACTTCAGGAACATCTTATACGGTAACTATTGGTGGCGGTGGGGCAGGTGGTGCTTCTGGAAGCAGCAGAGGAAGCACAGGCACTGATTCAACCTTTGGTGCATTGCTTACTGCAAAAGGTGGCGGAGGTGGAGGAGCAACTTTTAGCAGCCCTGATAGAGGATTAGATGGTGGTACAGGTGGTGGTGCTGGTAGGCAAAACCTTGGCGGCGGTGGTGGTGGAGGTGGTGCTGGTGGCCCGGCATTTAATTTCAGCACTTCTGGAACTGCAGGCAATGGAACAACTGCAGGTTCTCAAGGAGGACAGGGCAGTGACTCTTCAGCATCAACTTCCTTTCCTGGAAATGGCGGAATTGGAATAGATGGATATGGTGGTGGCGGTGGTGGTGGAACCACTAGCACAAACGGAGCGCCAGACATCAATGCACAAACTGGCAAAGGTGCTTCTGGTGGTGGTAATGGCGGTGCGCAAGCAGTTGCTGCTACGGCAGGCGCTACTAATAGTGGCGGCGGTGGTGGCGGCGCAGGAACCAATACTTCTGTTACTAATCCTTCTGGTGCATCTGGTGGTTCCGGTTATTGTCGCGTAACATATTGGTCATAGGAGACAACTTTGGCAACGATTAAATACTGGAATGGCACAGCCTGGGAGTTGGCCATTGTGGGCAAGCAAGGACCTGTCGGTCCTACTGGGCCTACTGGTCCTGCCGGTACTGCAACCTTAACAACGTACTTGTACTATCCAAGCGCTGGTGCAACCAGTATTTCTGGAGTTGACTTCAACGGCAATACCCTTTCCTACACTCCAGGTAAAGAGCAGGTATATCTCAATGGTGTTCTCCTTGTCGGTGGAGGAGCAGATTACACAGCGACTACCGGAACATCTATCACTGGACTTGCCGCCCTTGCTTCCGGAGACGTAGTAGAAATCCTTGTTATTGGTACCTTCAATGCTGCTAATAACTACACAATCGCAGAAGTAGATACAATAATCAATCAGACGAGAGCCTTTACTCTAATGTTAGGTGGAATGTAATGCCAATAAACTATAAAGTGTTAGGACAATCTAACCCTGCTGCCACTACGGCAACTACTTTATACACCGTACCTGCTGCTACACAAGCAGTAGTTTCTACCATCTCTGTCTGTAATCAAGCAGCGACCTCTGGCACCTATCGCATTGCCATCCGTCCTGCTGGAGCAACTCTTGCTGCTCAACATTACATCGCCTTTGACTCTGCCATTACTGCCAACAACACCACCTTTATTACTATTGGCGTTACCCTTAACGCGACTGATGTAATTACCGTTTATGCTTCATCTACCACTATGTCCTTTTCAGCATACGGAAGCGAGTTATCGTAATGGCTGTATCTAATCTTGTAGCCGCCGGAGGCGGCGTTACCCAGAAAGTCCAAGAGTTCACTTCTACGGGAACTTTTACTGTTCCTTCAAACTGCACTACTGTAGAGGTATTTTTAGTTGCTGGCGGCGGAGGCGGCGGTGGACGCACTTATGCTGTAAACGCTGGCGGAATGGGAGGTGGCGGTGGTGGTGGTGGTGTTATTCAAAGAACACTAACTGTGACTCCAGGTTCTTCATACACAGTAACCATTGGTGGTGGTGGTTCTGGTGGTCAAGACACCGGACAAACTAATGGTAGTAACTCAACTTTTGGTGCTTTATTAACAGCAATAGGTGGTGGTTATGGAGGAGGAGCGAATAGCAATACTCAAGGTGCAAATGGTGGTTGTGGCGGTGGGTCTGGTGTAGCCGCATCTTCTTCTAATATTGCTGGTGCGGGTGGAACTGGTGGTGGGGCAGGTTCACAATCACATTTTAATCCTGTTGCGTATTGGACAATGACATCAAACTCTGCTTCTGTATTTTCTAATGCAGCAGCACCAAACATTACTTATGGACCAGGGAGGGGTTCTCAAGGAAGTAATGGTGGCCACGCTTATTGGGGTGCTGGAAATTCGTTAAGCGCTGGTATGACTGTAGATATGATTAGCCCTGCATCTCGCGGCATAGATGGTTTTGGTGGTGGAGGTCGTGGTGGTTGTCCATCAACTATTTATGGAGTAGATGGTGGGGGCAACGGTGGATTTGGTGCTGTTACTGCTGGCGCTGCAAATACTGGCGGTGGTGGTGGCGGTGGTTATGGCGCATATAACAGTTCAGGAAGTGGAGCCGCTGGGGGTTCCGGTTATTGTCGCGTAGTTTATTGGTCATAAGAGAAAAGGAAAACGTAAATGGCACATTTTGCTGAGTTAGATGAAAACAATAAAGTCCTACGAGTCCTTGTAGTGGACAACGCACACGAAGACCGTGGTGCTGAGTTCCTTGCAGTGGACTGCGGATTAGGTGGACGCTGGATTCAAACATCCTACAACGCCAATATCCGAGGAAAGTTTGCTGGTATTGGTGATACCTACGACGAGGTTAACGATGTCTTCGTATCCCCAGAACCTGTATTAGATAATGTAATTGACGGAGAAGTAGTAAACGAAACCCCTGCTCTAGAAGGGTAATAAATGACTAAAGCCAGAACCAACGCGAACGGGAGTACTTCATTGGCACAGAAATTTGCTGAGTTTACCTCCACCGGTACTTTCACCGTGCCTTCAGGCGTTACTGTAGTCGAAGTACTAATGGTTGCGGGAGGCGGAGGGGGAGGAACCTGGGGTGCTGTATCATCGTGGCCTGGCGGCGGCGGTGGTGGCGGACAGGTAGTCAAGAAATTTCTTACCGTGACTGCTGGCTCTTCATACACTATTACTATTGGCGCTGGCGGAACTGGCACTTCAGCAGGTTCTAATGCTGCTGGTGGAAATGGTAATGATAGTTCCTTTGGTTCGTTACTTGTTTGTGGCGGTGGCGGTGGTGCGTCTGGCAGTGCAGACACACAAGTCTTAGGAAATGCTGGAACTAATGCTTATGGTGGAAGTAATCAAGCCGGAAGTTCGTACAATGTTGGTATGCAAACATCCGTAAGACAGGGTGGCTCTTCTGGTGGAACTACTATGAAAAGCAATGCAACAGTAGGAATGTCTGGTGGCGGTGCGGGTGGAGCAGCAATGGTTGTTCCATTTACCTCAATCCCATTGTCAATTCCTGGCCCAGGGCTTTATGGTTTTGGTGCTGGTGGACAAGGTGGCAATGCTGGCGCTCAAGCAAACTACAAGGGAACTGATGCTCCAGCAAACTCAGGTAATGGCGGAGGAGGAGCAAATCCAGCAGGTGCTGCTTCGCCTTCTGCAACCGCCGGTGGTAATGGTGGTTCAGGCTACTGTCTCATTAGTTATTGGGCGTAGTACTATAGTGGAATGAGATTCCACGTAGTGGGGCTACCCCACACCCAGACCACACTTGAATACACATCTTGCGCCTTTACTGAGAAGGTAAGGCGCTTTTGTATAATGATGACCAACCTCGGTCACGAAGTCTACCTGTACGCCGGAGAGTTTAATGAGGCTCCAGTTACTGGACATATTGTATGTATTACTGAGCAGGAGAGGAAGCAGGCGGTTGGAGACAAGCACTACACCACAGCCTCCTTCAACACCAACTTACCCCACTGGAAACTCTTTATTGCTAATGCTATCGCTGGCATCCAGGCTAGGGTCCAACCGCAAGACTTCCTCTGCTTCATCGGTGGGGCCGCTCACAAGCCTATTGCAGACGCTTTCCCGAATCAAGTATCAGTAGAGTTCGGTATTGGATACGGAGCAACCTTTGCCAAGTATCGAGTCTGGGAATCCTATAACTGGATGCACGCCAACTATGCTGGCTACACCAACCCCACCACAATAGATGGCAAGTTCTTTGATGAAGTAATCCCTGGCTACTTTGAGCCAGAACAGTTTATCTATAAAGAAGACAAAGAGGACTATTACCTCTATATCGGACGTATGATAGACCGTAAAGGTATTCACATTGCCTCTCAGGTATGTGAAGAGATGGGCAAGAAACTCATCCTGGCAGGACCAGGAGAGCCACCGAAGTACGGCGAATACGTGGGTGTAGTAGGCCCAGAGCGGCGAGCGCAGTTGATGGCAGGTGCTACTGCACTGCTGGCTCCTACGCTGTACCTAGAGCCTTTTGGAAACATTGTGCCAGAGGCACACTTCAGCGGTACCCCGACTATCACTACAGACTGGGGCGCTTTCGTAGAAACCAACATTCACGGTGTCACTGGATACCGATGCCGGATGTTTGATGAGTTCTGTCAGGCGTTAGAAGATGTCAAGACGCTAGACCCCAAGGTCATCAGACAGACTGCAATGGAACGCTATTCACTGGATGTAATAGCACAGAAGTATGACAAGTATTTTAGAAGACTACAGACCCTATGGAATAAAGGCTGGTACGAAAGGTAAATATGGCAACCCTATCCGACTATAAAATATGTTGCCACTGTAAACAAGAAAAACCTTTTAATGCTTTTAATGTCGACCGCCAGGTAAAAGATAGCCGGGCTAGAACCTGCAAGGAATGTAGGTCGATAGAAAGAAAAAAACTTCGTGCTGTAAACCCAGAAAAATATGATGCTGCTAAGAAAAAATGGCGTCAAGAAAATAAAGAATTTTACGCATCTTGGGCTTTTAAGAAAAGACACGGAATGTCAAAAGAAGATGTGCTTGTTATTGTCGAAAAGCAAGGTGGCTGTAAAATTTGCAAGATTCAAATTCCGCTAGGAGATGGCAAATGGCACATAGACCACGACCATTCTTGTTGTTATAGAAAATCTTGTGATAACTGTAGACGTGGAGTTCTCTGTAATTTTTGTAATTCTATGATTGGATTTGCCAGAGAGGACAAACAAATTTTGAAAAATGCTATTGATTACCTAAACTACTACAAAAGGAATGACAGATGAGTACGCTTTCTGATATGATAGATGAAGTACGGTCATCCCTTGCTGGATACACACTTCGTCAAGACCGCATCACCTATCTTAATGCTGCCATCAATACCACGCAGACTGCTATTCAGGTAGGTAACAGCGCCAACCTTGCCAAGGGTATTATCGAGATTGATGATGAACTTATCTGGATTGATAACTTCAACAAGACCAACAGCACGCTCAATGCGGCTCCTGGTTTTGGTCGTGGCTATCAGAACACTAGCCCTGCACCACACTCACAATATGCACAAGTCGTACTAAGTCCGACATTTCCACGCACCATCATTAAGCAGGCTATCAACGACACTATCAACAGTGTCTATCCTAATCTCTTTGCTGTCTACAACACGACCTTTACTTTCAACGCAGCACAGACAACCTACCCACTACCGGATGACCTAGAGGATGTTCTCTATATGTCCTGGCAGACCACTGGTTCCTCAGAGGAATGGTTGCCTATCAACCGCTGGCGTCTAGATTCTATGGCAGATACTGCAACCTTTAATACGGTCAATACAGTCAACCTCTACGAGAACATCCAACCTGGACGTACTGTCAAGGTCTGGTACACCGCAGCACCAGCAAACCTTACGTCATCTACCGATGACTTTGCTGGCGTATCCGGATTGCCATACACCTGTCGTGATGTCATCACTCTGGGTGCATCCTACAAACTACTCTCGTATGTTGATGCCGGTCGTATCAATCTTACCTCTGCTGAAGCAGACCTTAACGACAGCAAGATTCCATCTACTGCAGGAGCAAGTTCATCTAGATATATCTATGCGCTCTACCAACAACGCCTGCAAGAAGAGGCGCTCAAGATTCAAGACAAGTATCCCATCCGCTTACATTACGTGAGATAATGAACAAAAGACCACCTAATAAAAAATGTTCATCTTGTCAACAATTAAAATATCTAAAAGATTTCTCTAAAAATAAATCAAGGCCAGATGGACATCATACCCAGTGTAAAGAGTGTAGAAGTAAATACAAGCCATCGCCTGAGACGCTGGAAAAGAATAGAGAAAGACTAAGAAAGTGGAACAGATATAAAATATCTGGATTTACGCAAGAAGATTTTGATAGCAAATTAAAAGAACAAAACTATATGTGTGCTATATGTGGTACTAAAGACCCTGGTAAAACTAACTGGCACGCTGACCATAATCACACAACAAAAGAAAAGCGCGGGGTCTTATGCCATAAATGCAATACTGGCTTAGGACTGCTACAAGACGACATAGAAATACTATGTTCGGCAATAGAATATCTCCGTCACTACACAAAGTAAGGTAAACAATGGCACGTAAATACTCTACAATCAGCGTTGAGACCACGCTTGCTTCGAGCATCGACTCTAGCCAAACCTCTATGGTGGTGGCCTCTACTGCTGCAGCGACAACCCTTATGGGTGGTGTATCCCTTACCGCTGGAGATACCTTTGCAGTTGCCATTGACCCGGAGACATCATCTGAGGAAATTGTCTATATCACGGCAAACCCATCAGGTGCTACCTTCACTATCCAACGTGCTAGGGCTGGCTCTGCTGGTATTGCTCATACTGCTGGCGCTACTGTTCAACACGTCTTTACTGGTAATGACGCTCAGCACTTTGAAGATATTGTTACTGTTGCTCTGACTCCAGATAACACCGCCACAGTAACCAACAAAGACCTATCTAGTGGAACCAATACATTCCCATCATCGTTGGCTACCTTGACTGGAAGTCAAACTTTAACTAACAAAACTCTTACAACACCTATTGTAAACAACAGCACAGATAACTACCCAACAATTAAATCAGCCCAGGAGATTGCCACAATCTCTGCTACTGCTGCTACCGGAACTATTAACTATGACTATAGAACACAGTCAGTTCTACACTACACAACAAATGCTTCAGCAAACTGGGTACTTAATGTTCGTGGCGATAGCGGCACAACCTTATCTTCTTTAATGGATGTCGGTGATTCAGTTACTGTTGTCTTTACATCAGCCAACGGCGCAACTGCTTTCTATCAAACATCCCTACAGATTGACGGAACCGTTACTGGCGTGACCACCAGATGGCAAGGTGGTATTGCTCCGACAGCAGGCAACGCTTCATCCATAGATGTATACACATTTAACATACTCAAGACGGCAGCAACCCCTACCTATTCTGTCTTTGCGTCTCAAACTAGATTTGCCTAAAGGAGAGCAATGCCTATAATCTCTGCAATCTCTGGCTTTGCGGCAAGGGCTTATGGTTGGTCTGCTGCAAAGATAAAGATTCTCATAACAGATAACTTTAACAGAGCCAATGGTCCACTGGGTAATACCACTACGGGTCAACCTTGGGAAGCAAGCCGAGGAACTTGGGCTATTGTTTCCAACCAGGCAAACTCTTCTGATTCTGCAAGTACCTATCCAATAGCATCAGTAAATATCCAGGCGCAAGATGTCATCGTATCTGGCGCTGTAAATGGTGGTGGACCTGGATTATCTTTCTGGCTTACAGATGCCAACTCTTGGTGGGCAAGTTCTGCCAACTACCGAACAACCAGTTTTTCATTCTCCTGCTGTGGTGGAAGCCTAGGCGGCAGCGATGTTGGTTGTGGTTCAGTAACTACAACTTCGTACTATCAACGTGCTGGATGTGGTTGCTATCCCAACGCCATTGAGGCTGGAGGACAATGCGTGGATTCAAATACACTACTACCTCTTGGCCCACTGTGCTGCAGCGGCACCCTTGGTGGTAGCAATACAGGATGCGGTAGCGTATCAAGTACAAGTTATTACCAGTTAACTACCTGCTCTGGAACAAACTACATCACAGAATTAAAACTCTATAAAGATGTTACTGGAACTATATCTACAGTAGCGACGCAACAACTTGCCTCTAACACATCGGCATTTTCCAACGTTGGTTCCATTAAAGTATCAACTAGCGGAGAACAGATAACAGTCAGTGGGTATACCAATTCAGACCTGACTTCCCAACTAGGCTCAAGCCTGACCAATACGGCAACAAGCGCAACTAGAGGAACAAAGGTCGGGATTGTCAAGACACCATCAGATGCAAATGCTGGCTCTTCTCTGGATAACTTCTCAGCAGAGAATGTATAATTGGTAAACTAACAAGGAGATAATATGGAAAAACCACCAGTGCAAATTGCATACATTATTGACAATGAAGTAGTTGATGTTCTACACACAGACGAAAGATTGGGAGCAATACTCCTAAGCAACCCAGTTATCGTTGATGTAACAGAGAACTTCTTTAACGAGAACAACCAGCCAAACATTCTTATAGGCGCATCGTATGATGCGGCAACAAACACCTTTACGAACCCTGAGATTGATGCAAGAAAAAACTAGATGGCAAATGTGGAAGGAAGCCCAGGCTCAAGTCAAGCCTTGGGACCTACTCAATCCCGATAACCTGGTTGATGATTCAATCAGACAAAAGCGATACTCAATCTGCCTGGAATGTCCAGAGTTAATACAGATAACTAAGCAATGCAAGATATGCCAATGCTTTATGAATCATAAAACAAAACTCAAAGAAGCAGGATGTCCTTTAAGAAAATGGAGTCCTGAAAACCAATGAGTCTGCTGACAGGTAATTGCACAACAGAACAACTCCCATCCTGGGAGGATTGGGTTGACCCAATAGACGGACATAAGGAGAAGAATGGCCTACGGCTCAGACATCACCGAAGCCGGTGAATATAGAAACATAGCCTTTGCACTGTCCAACCCAGTATCGGCATCCAGTTACACACTGACTGACTTTAACTATGACGTCTCTATCAACACAATGCCGTTCTTCTTGATGACCTCTGATAACTCACCTTATCGCCGTGTTACGGCTCAGTACCGCAAAGACCAGTACGACCAGACCCGTGAGGCCGGTGAGCAAACACTTACTGGCTGGTGGTTTCGTAGCCAGTCATCGTTCCATTTAGGTCAAGGCATCAAGTACTTTGAACCTGCACAAGATGAAGGCTTGCGATTCCAGTACACCGAGTCTAAAGGTATAGATGTCTGGACCAAAGGGCAAGCAACGCTGCTTCGCTCCAGCACTCCTGGTCATAATACTTCCGGAGAGTTCCATCCTAACGGTCGTCCCTATCAATACCTTCGCGCTATACGCTTTACCCAGAATGGTAATACTTATGATGGTTGCCTACTGCACGATGGATATGACATCGATAAAGTATTTCCCACCATTACCAATTCTATTACCAACAAAGCACTAACATCAAACGTAGCCACACTTACTACTGCTGTAGTTCACGGCCTATGTGTAGGTATGGAAATAGTTATCACTGGAGTAGACGCCACCTTTAACGGGACCTACACCATTACTGGTGTCCCTACCACTACAACCTTTACTTATGCCAAGACTGCTACCAACGTAACTTCTACAGCGGTAAGTCCTCCTGGAACTGCAACAAGCAACGTGCTGCACTTTGTTGACTACAACGCTGGCACAGATGACCCAGTGTTTGCCGTCTGTGATGACGGAACAACTGCCTACTGGTTAACCAATGACACTGCATCCGGCAAGTTGGAAGTAAACAAGAAGGCTCTTAACGAGCCTGGTTCTACTGCAGCAACCGTTATGTTTACTTCACCTGGTATTACAGTAAACAACGGTGTAATAGAGTTCATTAAAGAGCGTATTGTTATGTGCGCCAATAACAAGGTATATGAGTTTGCTACTAATGCAGCAGCCCTACCTGCAGAACTCTATTCCCATCCAGATAGCGGATTTGCTTTTACTAGCATTACAGCATCTGGAACTGCTATCTACGTAGCAGGATATAACCGTATCCAATCTACTATTACCAAGTTTACTCTTGATACTGATGGCACTATGCCAACCCTGACCTATGGAACAGTGGCAGCAGAAATGCCAGCCGGTGAAATTATCTATCGTATCTTTGAATACCTTGGCTATATGCTCATCGGTACCAACTATGGTATCCGGGTAGCGGTGATTGCAGATGACGGGTCTATTACCTACGGACCGTTAGTAGTAGAGACATCACAACCAACTTATGACTTCTCTGCACGCGACCGATTCGTCTGGGCAGCAACAAGCGTAGAGGGAGAGGCTGGAGTTATCCGCCTTGACCTTGGTAACTTTACTGCTCAGTTGGTTCCTGCCTATGCTTTCGATGTCTACTATCCTGGTTCTTCTACTACGAATAGAACAACCGCTTGTGCTTTTATAGGACAGACAGACAGATTGGCTTACGCCACTTCTTACAATGGCAGCAGTGGTTATGTCTATATGGAGAACGCCAGCACGCTACTAGCAAATGGATATTTACAGACTGGATACATTCGGTATAACACTCTAGAGGATAAGATATTTAAGTTCATCAATCCTAGAGTAGATACCATCAATGGTGCTATGACTGTCTCTTCTATCGATGCAGATGGCAACGAATACGCCATCGGTGGTGCTGCACAAAGCACACCTACCCAGGAGTACGGAATCCCTTATCCTCTTGGACCACAGGAGTATGTAGGTTTTAAGTTCACTATCAATCGTTCCACATCCAATACCTCACTGGGTCCAGTATTTACTGGATACCAAATCAAGGCCCTGCCTGCTGTACCACGTCAACGCTTGATTCAACTACCGATTGCCTGCTATGACCGTGAGAGCGATGCTATGGGCAACGAGGTGGGTTATGACGGACGAGCCTTTGACAGGCTCTCCCAACTAGAGCAGATAGAAAGTGCCGGAGATACTGTACGTATCGAGGACTTTAGAACCGGAGAGGTTGTCATTGCTCTTATTGAAGAAATGGATTTCCGCAACGTAGCACCAAGCGACAAGCGCTTTACGGGTTACGGCGGATTGCTACTCGTCACCGCACGTACCGTATAAGGAGAACAAATGTCCCCTGCTGATTGGGCTGGTTTAGCCGTATCTATTCTCACTATCATTAGTGGATTTGCTATGGCTATTAAATGGTTAGTGAAACATTACCTATCAGAACTCCGTCCCAATGGGGGCAGCAGTCTCAAAGATTCCGTTATGAGATTGGAACGACAGATTGAAGAAATCTACAGAATACTTTTGGAGCGTAAATGATTCCACTAGCACGTGTTGCTCAACCGGCTGCCATTGCAGTCCTAAGACAAGCGACAGCCTTGAGACCGAAGAGGAAGAAGGCATCGGATGGGCTGCTCCCATCTAAAGCGCACATCCATCAGAACCCAAACTCAGACCACAACTCCGGGTTTGCCTGCGACTTAACGCACGACCCAGAGAATGGTATTGACTGCCACGAAATCTTTGACAAGTTAAAGGAAGATGGACGAGTAAAGTACTTAATTTTTAGCGGAAAGATTTGGTCGCCAGATAAGGGAGAGCGTAAGTACGAAGGGTCCAACGGACACTACAAGCACTTACATATCTCCATCAAAGATACCTGTGGTAGCGATACCAGCCCTTGGTTTGCCTGGATGGGTAAGCCAAAGAAGGTGGCTGCCATCAAAGCCAAGGTCAAGAAAGCACCAAAGAAAGAGATACGAAATGACTAAAGAGAAAGCAATCCAGGTACTTCATTCGTACCTACGAGCAGCAGTAGCGGCAGCAATGGCGCTATACCTAGCCGGGGAAACCGACCCTAAGAAGTTGGGCTACGCAGCACTCGCCGCTGTAGCGGCTCCTGCTATGAAGGCACTAGACAAGAGCGCAAAAGATTTCGGTCTAGGCTCTTCAGTAAAGACACGTAAGAAGGTTGCTAAGAAGAAGTAGGTTCCTGCGAGGCAACTGAGGGCGTCCCTGTAATGGGGGCGCCCTCTTTTTTTATTTCTACGACTTCGTATCCTTCTTGTCCCAGATAATTGATAATAAAGTTTGCCATTAACATCGGCGGGTCGGGTAACTCTTCACCGTACAAGCGCCACAAAATGTTCGCAAGTGTGCTTAAACCCACGGATACCCTCCCCTGTAGGTGAGCCATCTCCAATGGCTCCCCGCTACCCTTTACTCGCTACGCTCGTATTATACACAGAACCGGATACGACACGCCGTAGCGTGTCATACAGTTGCCTCTGTCACACTCTGGATGTACCCTTACTCCTGGAGGAACAATGAACATCATAGAAGAGTTAATTACTGCTCTCCGGAACAAGGACGCGGGCAAAGCCCGCTCTCTGCAACCAGAGATAGGACCATCGGAACTGGGTTCGTGCGCCCGGAAAGTGTACTACCGGCTCAATTCACAGCCGTTCACTAACCACGACGACCTGAAACTTAGCGCCATTATGGGTACTGCCATTCACACAGAGATAGAACAGGCTCTGACACTGGCTGACCCTACCGGCGAGAAGTTTATGCTGGAGACAGAGGTTGCCTACAACGGAATGAAAGCCCACGTAGACTGCTACATCCCGAGCATCAAGACTATTGTGGACTGGAAGACGGTCAAGGCTAGAACCCTGTCCTACTTCCCTAGCCAACAGCAACGCTGGCAGGTTCAGACCTACGGGTATCTAATGACACACGGCCGGAAGATGCCTGTAGATTACGTCGCATTGGTGGCTATCAGCCGCGATGGGGACGAACGAGATGTGATTATGCACAAGGAGCCATACGACGAGGCTATTGCCTTGGAGGCGCTCCAGTGGCTTGCAGACATCAAGGTAATGACAGAGCCTCCGGCTCCGGAGAAAGACGCCGTATCGTACTGCAGTAACTTCTGCAAGTATTACGATGCTACCGGCGAGGTTGGATGCGTTGGTCTAAAAAAAGAGAACGCACCTACGGTCTTGATTAAGGAGTTGACCGTAGCCGAGCACTCGGAGAAATATCTACAAGTCGACAATGAAATTAAAATCTTGACAAAGGAAAAGGAATCGTTAAAGTCCCACCTTGAGGGATACACCGGCGTCACAGAGAAAGGTATCCAGATAACCTGGACACCAGTTGCTGGAAGGCGTACAGTGGATTCCGATGAGGTGGAAAAACTACTAGGGTTTATTCCATACAAAGTAGGAAAAGAATCAATGCGGTTAGAAGTTAAATCAATCAACGAAAGCGGAGGAAATACAGATGGCAGCGAATGAATCAACCAAGATTCAGATTAACTTTAAGTGGGAGAAGGATGGCGATATGATTAACATATACGCCACCGATGATGCAGATGCAGCAGCACAACTGCAAGGTCTACAAAACATCATCCCGATTGTCGCACAGACATCACAGATGCTACGCGGAGTAGCGCAAGTCAATCGTCCAAGCGTTCCGGTGCCAACCGAAGCAACAGCAACTGTCACTCCTATCAAGCCAGCAACACCTACTGCTACTGGAGTAGCACCTGCTTGTGCTCACGGAAATATGAACTGGCGTGAGTGGGATGACCGAGATAACCCAGGCACACGCAAAGGTGGATTCCTCTGCGCTGCACCCAAAGACTACACAGGTAGAAAGTGTAAGGCTGTCGGTGTTAAGAACGTATAAAGGTGCGAGAGCCATCACAGTTCGAGGACCCCGCTTGTAGGGGTCTCGACACAGAGATTTTTTATCCTGACCTATACGAGGCTTTCCAGTACTCAGACTATGCGTTAAGAACTATACGCAACATCTGTGGTGGCTGCGCTCATAGGTCTGAATGTCTGGAGTGGGCAGTACACCACGAAGGATTTGGTATCTGGGCAGGTACTACTGAGCGGCAACGTAGAGAACTACGCAAGCACGCAAAGATTACACTAAGACTTCCGGAGTATAACCTTGATTGATTTACAAAGAGCGTGGCAAGGCACTCAGGCTAAGGCCGTTCCCTTACCTGATGTCTGGAAAGCGCTCGCCGGTAATCAGATGAAGTTCCGTAGAGGACAAGTCTGTATGGTTGCAGCGCAACCAAATGCTGGTAAGTCAATGTTTGCCCTGGTCTACGCAGCAAAGGCCAACGTACCTACGTTGTTCTTCTCTGCTGATACTGACGCTACGACTGTGGCTCTGCGCTCTGCAGCGCACAAGACACAGCACACACAGATAATGGTCGAAGAGAATCTAGAGTTAACTCCAGAGTTCTACCGCTACCAGTTATTGCAAATGAATCATATCCGCTGGGTCTTTGACCCATCACCTACACTGGATGA